ACAATTCAATTTTGTTAAAAATTTCAGAATCATAACTTATAAATTCTTCAACGCTAATTGATATGTAACCACTTTTTTCTACCTCACCATAACCATCACAACTATCGCATTCAATATGTCCATTTTGACATTCATCACATTGTAACTTACCATCACCACCACAATTACTACATGTAATATCATTACCTTCATCATCCTCAACATTACCACTACCATTACAATAATCACATTCAATTTCACCACCACCACCACATTCACCACATGTCACTTCACCATCACCACCACAATTACCACATGTTTCAACTGGTTCTTCACTGGTTACTTCAATAACGGAAAAACAAAATAAATTATTTTTTATATCTTCAATAAGTTGACCAATTTCTTTGGGGTTTAATCCTGTCGACACTTGAGAACAAAGAAAACAGAATAAGACAATTTCATCGGATGTCATATTTTCATACATCTGTTTAAAAAACAAATTTGATTTGAATTCTTGATAAAAGAATCCTGGTCTTCTATTTTTAAAAGTTCCACCTATTTTTAATGATAGTTGTGCTAATTTATAAATTTCCATTTTTGGATTTGTTTTTTTTATATTTATAGTCCTTATCTATTTTCTCATAAGTTTTATTAATCTCATGATGTAAATCCCAATCCAAAATAGATGTTTTTTCAGTTTTATTTGTTAAACTGTATAGTTTACTTATCTTTTTCATAACTTCTCTTGACACTGTTTTAAAATTTTTTTCTTCGTAAAGATAGAAATTTTCTACGTTATTTTCAAATTTAGATGCTTTTTTTATTATTTTTTTGAATAATTCTTCTTTATCTCCTGATAAACCCATGAATGCTTCAAAAAAATTGGTGGTTAACATCTCTTTGGTTGTGTCTAATTGAGAATTTATCAAATTAATATATATAATTCTTAAAAAATAATTAATCATATCATCTTCATTATGTGGGACTACCGCACCTGCGATATCAAGAACTCTAATAATATCTGGTATGTTGTTCTTCAAATCGTCTTTGAATTCAGAAAAACTCCAATTTTGTGCTTCTTTTAGATAATTCCATGTTTTTGTTGATGTTATGAAATTGTAAAATTCTTCTGAAGATATACTGTTTTCTTTCATGTTCGTAAATAATTCAGATGGTCTAACTACATTCTCAATACCATGTACAAAATATATTAAAAATAAAAATCTATCAACAGGTTTAACTTTAAATGTGACTTTTTGAAACCCTACATATTTTGTAAAAGGATATAATGACTTTTCTTTAGATTTAAAATCATCATATGAGTGCATTAACTCGTGAGATAGTGAAGATACAATTTCGGTTTTATTTTGATTAAAAAAAGAAATAATATCATTAATTTCAGTGTTTAATGGGATGGCAATAGTGATACTTATTGATACTTCACCATCCTCAATAATTGTTTTAACTTTCGAATCTTCAATACTTGATTTGTGATGATAAGACATACTGACAAGTGTAATTACATCAACAGACTCATGTTTGATAAATCTTACCGTGGTATTAATTTTATCAATTTCATAATCAGAGATTTTAAAATTCATATCGTAAGTGTATTTAAACTCAACATCCTTCTCTCCTTCAGGAAACAATGGTTCTTCTAATGTTTTAATAGATTTATTAATTTTCTTATAAAGTTCAATTGTTGTCTCATATATTCCTGACGGAACACCGACAGCTTCTCTTAATACTTTTTTAATTAAATCTCTCATAATTGATAAATACCTTGTTTTTAACAATTATTTTTTATATCTTTGTGATTATGAAAAAACTAATTTTTATAATTTTACCCGTAATAATGACTAGTTGTAATCAAAAAACGACTGATTTTGAGTTAATTACGAAAAAATGTGTTGTTGATACTATTGTATACAAAGGACAACATTCAACAATTGAACCGGATTTAACATGGGAAATAAGAACTGATTGTGGGGTTAATATAACTACAAAACAAGGTAACAAATATATTAAAGGAGATACGATAACTTTTTTAACAAAAAAATATAATGAGGAGAGAAATTTTTGAGAAAGTTTTATTATCTTTGTATCCTAAAACAAAATTTAGTGTCAAGGAATATGAGGTTCATGAAAGATTTGATATGGATAAGGAGGGTGAGTTTATAAAATGTGAACCAAGTATTTTTGTTACTATTGAAACTAATAAAGAAATCGAACCCGAAGATTTGTCATCGGATGAGACTAATAATATAACCGATGAAGTTTGTAAATTTACAGGAAAAGAATTTAACATTTATAAAATATGACGGAAGAAATTGAATCACCTTATTGCCCTGTATGTGATGGTTGTGGTGAAGAAGGTTGTTGTTCACCTATGTTTTGTGAACAGAGTCCTGATGGTCATTATTGTAAAACATATCTTAAAGATTTGAGATTTGGTTATCAAATGTATAAACATATAATAGAATTGGTTGGTGAGGATGAGAAGTACAAAGAACAAATAGATAAAATGTGGGATGAGACTTACGACAAAATTTATCGTAAATAAAATTTGACTTCACGAAAAAAACCCTTATACTTGTATCATAATTAATTAATCACTTTAAATCAAAACAAAATGGCTAGAAACCAAAACAACGGCAGCTACAAGGCGACTTACGGTAGCAACATTTACAAAAGCGGTAATCGTTATCGTGTTCGTGTATCAGTAGGAGGAAATCGTAATGATGCTTATGTGACCACATTAAACGAGGCTCGTTCTCTTCGTAGAACTTGGAAGTCTGAGCAGGCAGAAGCCTAATCACAAGAACATCTATTAACTCTGATGTAGTAATCAGAAAAGATGTTAAGGTGTGGAGGACAGAATTGGTTTAGTCTCCTAAGTTGTTCTCCCACCATTTTTTTTTAATTCTTTATAAAAATAGATAAATGGTTAATCAAAATTCACTATTATTAGAATTATCGATTTTAATCTTAACAACTAAACCTTTATCATCTTAATAGATAAAGGTTTTTTTTATTAAACATGAAAGGAAAATTACATAATACAAAAGATGGTTGGGTTGTCAAATTTGAATATATAGACGACCAATATAGTTCATACATGGAATTTATTTCAATTAAATTACCGGTTATCTCTGAACAACAAAGCTTATATATGTTTGCGGAGTTAAGTGATGATTGGAAAAATAAATGTGAAGGTATGGAGGTTGAGTTTGAGTATTTACCGAATAATAAAAATACAAAATTTTTATTATCAGGTTTTGCAAAAATAAAGGTTGATGAATGTGAACCTATTATTTCAGATGATTTTCAAATAGGTCCTGATGGGGCGTATGAACATTCTGACAGAAATATAAGTTTCCAAAGTATTCTTTGGAAGGTGAGTGAACAATTACAAAATGTTCAATATGATAATGGTGATATATCCGATTTGGGAAATGAAATTGGAATTTCTGTTGGTAAAGGGGTTGAGAATATGACTGAAAATGAAATTAGTATTTTTATTTCAGGAATTAGACATGGAATTAGTTTAACAAACGGGACACATTAATAATAATACATGACAGATAATTTAACATTAATAACTAATGAGTTTGAAAATCTAAAAGGACAATATGTTCTTGTTGATTGTGAATCGTTTCGTCTAATAGGAATTGTTGAGGATGAACATGATTACTATTATTGTTTATATGATGGTAGAAAACTTAAATTAACAACTTGTTTGATGAGAATAACTCCATTAAAAGGTTACATCATAGAAGACCATTATAATGAAATGATTCGTATTGCGAAATTGAATCATTATGACCAACCATCTTTATGGGGTACTAATAAGAACATTTCCGAATTTAATGAAAAACACAAAGAAGAGTTGACTAGTGATTGGGATAAAAACACAAAATTTATATTAGGACCTTATTGGGAATTAAATTAATATTATGAATAACGAAAAAATGAATCAGATTATTGATGAGGTGTATAAAAAATACACCGACAAGTATATTGGATATGAAGATGTTCCAATAAAAGAACTTTTTATTCATGAAATTAAAACCAATCCAGAGTTCTCTGAAAAATGGGGGTTAAAGATTGAAGAACGAGAATTGAGTTTGGAAGAGAGATACCATCTATGGTTTAATAATAATTATGAAACAGGTATGGAAAGATACTTTGACTCAAACAATATTCCAAACTTTGATAACCAGTATTATACACCAACACCAACCAAACTAATAACAATAACATATAACGAAACAATAGAAATATATGAATAAAGAACTAATAGATAATATTTTACATGAAACATACGATAAAATATATAGAAATGTATGATAGACAATTTAACATAAATAACTATGATAGACTATAATTACATTACTAAGTTCCTTGGCGTTATGGTTGCTATGACGTTAGCTGATATTTGTTGGACTTATTACTTTATTAAAATTGCCGAAAGAAAATCAATTTCTGCAGGTATATGGGCATGTTTGATTTACATATTCGGTGCATTTACGGTGACTTCTTATATTGAAGATAAAACTCTAATTGTTGCCGCCATAATCGGCTCATTTATTGGAACCGCTGGTACAGTAGAATATAAAAAAAGAAAAGATAAGAAGATAATTAATAATATTAATAGTAACTGATGAAAATGGAAAATAAAGACCTTGTGTACCCCTATAAAGATTGGGACGGAATCGTTAATCTTGGAGAAGTTGATGGTGTTAAAATATACTACGATAGATATCATCCTGACCAAACATTGACAGTTGAATTAAATAAAGATAAAACCGAAATGGTTTATATTATTGGTCCTTATGATGATATTGAAGTATTTGACGGAATTAAAAAGAATATAATTGTATCTGAAAAACCGATTACCTTAGAAAAAATAATTACAAATGACTAACAAACTCGATAAAGATTATTTAGCACTATGTCAAGACATTCTTGATAAGGGTACTAAAAAAGAAACAAGAAATGGTGGTACCATATCTGTATTCGGTAGACAAATAAGACATTCTATGAAAGATGGCTTTCCACTTCTTACCACCAAAAAAATGGCGTTTAAAACAATGGTAACTGAGTTACTTTGGTTCCTTCGTGGTGATACAAATATTAAATTCCTTGTTGATAATGGTTGTCATATTTGGGATGGGGACGCTTATAAGAACTATGAAAAATGGTGGAAATCTTACTCTCCAGGCGGTGCGCCAATACCACTATCAAAAGAAGAATTCATTAACCGTATAAAAACAGATGATGAGTTTGCTAAGAAATGGGGGGCACTCGGAAAGATATATGGACATCAATGGCGCAAGTGGGGTGAAAGAAGGTACGATTCAATCGATAACGAGTACTTTATTGGGACAGACCAAATTGCAAACCTAATTAACAAGTTAAAAACCAATCCTGATGATAGGAGAATGATTGTCACAGCTTGGAACCCATCAGAAGTTGATAGTTGCGTTTTACCGCCTTGTCATTATGGATTTCAAGTGTATACAAGAGAGTTGAGTGAACAAGAAAGATGGGAATTATATGTTACTACTAGTAACCGATTAAAAACACCAACAATAAAAGGTTCCACTAATAAAGAACAAATAGAAGAGTACTACAAAGAATATAACATCCCAACCAGAGCAATCTCTTTAATGTATAATGCCAGAAGTCAAGATGTTCCGTTGGGAACACCATTTAATATAGCGTCTTATGCTTTACTATTAGATATAATCGCAAAGATGGTTAACATGGCTCCTGATGAATTGATTACTAATATGGGTGATTGTCATATCTACTTAAACCAGATTGATGGTATTAAAGAACAATTAACAAGAAAACCATACGAACTACCTAAATTAATTCACATGAAGACAGATGATTTTTATAAATCATTATCTGAAAATTTGTCTCTGTTATCTCATTTAGATATTGTAGATTTTCAAATTAAAGATTATAAATCACACCCTAGTATAAAATTCCCCTTATCAAATTAAAGATATGAAAAAAATGTTAGTTAGATTCCCAAATGAATCTTTTTTTGAGGAAACATATATCGACATGAATAAATTCAAACCAAATAAAGAGTTTAACGATGAGATATTTGGTTGGTACGGTGATATCTACATAAGCATTAAAAAATGATAGATAGAAAATTTCAATTTTTGGATGCTGAAACATCAGCACGAGAATTAATTATTGAGACTTTAGTTAATTTTTTATATGGTTTTATAGCAAACACCGTAACAGTATTTATTATTTTAAAGTATGATGTTGCGATTTTAATAAATTTTCTAATATACTATATGTTTGTGAGTATTGTTATTAATCGAGAAAAATATCAAACAAAAGTCGGTAAATACATGATATTCCCTTCCGCAGCCGCTTTAGGTGCATTTGTAGGATATAAGTTGGCATTCTTACTTTCTAATTTACAGTAATTAGTATCCTAAGATATTTATCAATATGAAAGTAACCGTTAGATATCAAAAAGATTCTGTATATGATGAAGACCATAGTTTTTATCATGATTTTATTGAATTTTTACAGGATGAATATCCTTTAACTCAGGATATTAAAATCAATTTTGTAAATAATAGGGTTGGTAATATGACAACAGGGAATAGAATGGATAAACATGTAATAAATGTTTTGACCAAAAATAGAATGAATCGTGACATTTTAAGAACACTTAGTCATGAATGGGTTCACGAACATCAAAGAGTGAATCTAAAAATGAAAAAAGGACCTGATATTGGTGGAAAGAATGAAGATATGGCAAATAGTGTTGCCGGTGTTTTAATAAAAAAGTTCGAGAAAAAATTCCCGAACTTAGAAGAAAGAATGTATAATTAGTAAGATACCCAATTTTTATAATAATCAGTATTTGATATGCAAAACTCGGCATATTGATTAATAATTGGTCTTCCTGTGTTATAATAACCACAAACAAGACCCCAATTCTCATATTTATCGTGAAGTTTGGACAATAATTTCATACTTGTAATAACATTAAACTCGACATCGTTTTTTAATTTTGAGGTTGGGATTTTTTTCTTGTAAATTCCATTAGCAGTTGTTGGCATAATTTGCATTGGACCAACAGCACCTGCCGATGAAGTTCTGTTATGTTTATAATCCCAATCAAAAGGTCCTTGATATGTTGTTTCTAAATAAGCGATATTGTAAGCAATATATTTTGGAATATCATACTCATCAGAGTATTTTTCCAAATTATCATACATTTCGATAGAAACTGGTTGTTCAAGCCCTTTTATTTCATTCTCTGATTTTTTTTGATTAACTAATGATTTGTAATCGTTACTAAGTTTGTTAGCACAAAATAAAACCAAACAACTAATTAATGACGCTCCGAATAAAACTACATTTCTTATATTCATAGATTATTTATTAAAGGATTTATTATTTAGATGAGATGTGTTTCTCAACCATACTCTTAGCGTAAATGTTAAATATTGATTTACCAACAGAGTCCGTAAAAATGGTATAATTTCCTGATTCCCTATCAATTATCATAAGGTTATTATATTCATCTACGGCTAATGTAACATCACTTTTAGATATTTTTACAACCTCTCGAGTTTCGCCATTTTTAACAATCAACATTTTTCGATAATAGAAACCTATAAAAAAAGAGGTTACGCATGATAAAATAATTACAGAATAAATTGTTAGATGTTTCAAAATATTCTTAAAACCAGATTTAATTTTTTCTAATCTATTATTCATTTGATTTTCCATAAAATAAAAATTTAATTGTTAGTAAAAAGTAAAAAAAATAAGAATTGTTGGTGTTATTCAACACCAACAACTTCTAAATCGAAGATAAGTTTCTTACCCGATAAAGGATGATTTGCATCAATTAATACGGTGTCTTCCTTAATTTCCATAATTTTGACGATTACAGGGCCGTTAGGACCCATCCCTTGTAAAGTATCGCCAACATTAATATCAGGTGGAATATTAGATTTTGGAACCTCACTAATCATAAGGATATTGTATTCTCCATATGCTTCAGATGGTTCAATCTCAACTGTTTTCTTTTCACCAATGGTCATTTCGAATAAACCATTTTCAAAACCTTTGATAAGTCTACCTTCACCAAGTTTAGCTGTTAGAGGTGTACGACCCTCGTTTAAAGAAGAATCGAATACTGTTCCATCTTCTAATCTTCCGGTGTAATTGACTGTAACGGTGTCACCATTTTGAACTTTTTTCATAATGTTTTTTTTTGTAAAGATAAGAAAAAAAAATTAATAATCAAATATTAAATAATATCAACAGACATTGTAAGGGATATTTTACTCTGTTCTATACCTAAATAATTCCAACATTCTTTGATTAAAAACTCAACGCCTTCTGTATTTGTTTCCTCAAATAATTGAATATCGGTAAAAAGTAATTTACAGGATACCGATAGGTGTTTTGCATTTGTCGAATATATTATGTCAGTAATTTCAACAATACTACCCTTACCATATAATAATTCCAACTCATTTTTGAAGGTGGTGTTTAATAAAACGTATAGACATTTTTTCATTTAAAAATATATTTAAGTATATGAAATCATTTACAATTTCTGAACAGGAAAAAAGAGATATATTAGATAAATATTCCAAAAATACGGACGATAATGTTTTTAATTATTTACGTAGACACTATCCTGTATTAACACATGAGTTAGATTTTGAACCAAAAATAAAGATGAAATATCTAATTATTGATGATAAAACATATTATTTAAAGGATAATAAATCGTATTTAGCGGAAAAGTTTAAAAATATGTTAAAAGATGAGTTTTCATACGTATCTATGCCTACTTTAGTAAGGACAATAAAAAAATTTTTAAGTTTGGCTTTGTTAGATTAAAAAATAATCCGTATATTTGTGTAAAATTAAATATTATGAAAAATAAAACTTTTGTTACTGACTACCACAGGGTTGTTAAAGTTCTTAATTCTTGTAACACTGATGCGCAAATTAGTGTTGCGGAAAATTACTTTAATCTATTCTTAAAAAAATGGTCAGATAAATTAACAGAACAAAATTATTTGACTATGGTTTATCATTATACTAAATTGAAAAACGATAAAACGTTAAACTTTTTTAAATTAAAAAAATAATGAAAAATAAACTAACCGAATCTGTTGTAGATTATTTCAAAAACTTCTATTGGGAGAACACCAAAATATATGAGTCATATTCCTTTTTAAGGAGAGATGTACCAAGATTTTTTAAAAACTTTTGGAAGTTTCGTAAAGCATTATATAATCATTATTGGTTTGACCATCACGGCCTTTTAATGTTTGTTGAGACCGCTCTTGAAGATATGTCAAAAAACATTGAGGAAAAAGGTTGTGAAGTGGATTCTTCTAGATTAAAAAAAATCGAAAAGATGAGGAGGGTTGTTGAACTTATTAGAAACTACAATCAGGACAGATACATTGAAATGGCGGAAAGTGAATTAGGTGAATTAGTTCTTCATCCTTGGGAATTTATTCCTGTTGAAGGTAAACCTGAATTATATGAACTAAAAGATAAAGACACACCTGAAGAAAAGAAACATAATAGTAAGGTGTTTAAACGAGCACATGAAATTGGAGAACAAGAATGGATAGAACTTTTTGAAATCCTTAAAGGACAAGATTATTCTAAATTCCCAAAAGACGAAGACTTCGATAAACATTTTGATGGAAGTGGTCTTCGTGGGTGGTGGGATTAAAAAAAAATAAAAATTATGAGAATTACATTCATATCAGACACACATTCTAAACATAACCAAATCACAAAGGATTTACCTGGCGGTGATTTATTACTACATGCTGGTGATATGTCTTCTAGAGGATATAATCACGAAATAATTAATTTTCTTGAATGGTTCTCTAAATTGGATAACTATAAGAATAAAGTTTTTATTGCAGGTAATCATGATTGGGGATTCCAAGACAGTCCTGATTGGTGTAAAGAAATGCTCGAATTATATGACGATAAATTAAATTATCTTCAAGACGATTTACATGTTATCGGTGAAGACTATGAGACATCAATTAAAGTTTATGGTAGTCCTTGGCAACCTGAATTTCATAATTGGGCGTTTAATTTACCAAGAAATGGTTTAGAATTATCCGAAAAATGGAATCAAATACCCGAAAATACCGATATTTTGATAAGTCACGGACCTGCTTGGGGTTATGTTGACAAAGTAATTGGGGGAACTGAAAATCTTGGTTGTGAATTGTTAGTTCAAAGAATTAAAGAAATAAAACCAAAAATACACCTTTGCGGTCATATTCATAGTGGTCATGGTTATATATTTGATGGAACAACTCACTTTATTAATGGTTCAGTTTTGAGTGAAAGGTATGAATACTATAACAAACCATTAACAGCAGATTGGAATCCTGAAACAAATGAGTTAATATTCCTATAAACTAAAATCCCCCATAAAATTGGGGGTTTTTTTATTTTCCGTATTTTTCCTTCATCTTTTCTTGCCATTTTTCGTGTTTCATACCATTGACAAAAAACCATCCGAAATGGAATTCGAACTTATCAGATATTTTTTTAAGTAAATTTTTCATACATCAAAGATATGAAAAATTATTTTAAAAGTGAATAAAATTCTTTGAAATGTTTTATTCTATCGGTCAACCCTATGATTCCGCCGTTTACTCGTTTTGTTACTGCGGTAACAGTTGCGTCATCAGCACCTTTGTCACAGATAGACCAAAGTCCGTTATTATTAAAGAAAAATGCTGCAGATGCTAATGGGTATTTAGTTGCAACTAAATCAGGATTGGTTGTCAAATCTTCTTTTAAAAAATCACCTAGTTTTTTATAATTTTCTTTTCCAGTCAATTGGATAAATCCTCTGCCACGAAATTTAAAACCTTCCTTTGTGGTTTCATCACCATTACCCATTCGACCACCATATACTCTTGAAGCAATTTTTTCAGGTTGTTTTGCATAAGATTCTGCCAAAGTACCAGGAAAATATTTAGGGAATATTTTCTTTAAACCATCAGCAGAGTAGTTTAAATTTTCATTTATCGCTTTGAAATTACCACTCTCATGAGCACATTGTGCTAAAAAGTGTGCCAATCTAAGTGGTGTTGTGATGTTAAATTTTGCACAGGTATCGGGGATTTGTGCAATTACTGAGTCAGGGATATGTCCCTTTAATTTCTCAAGATTTAACGAACCACCTGAAGGAATAATTATATTCTCCTTAATAACTGAAGTGATTCCCATTTTTTCCAAAGTTGAAGAACCAACAATACCATCAGCAGTTAATCCATTTTTTGTTTGCCATTCTTTTACGGATTTTTCAGTACCGGGACCGAAGTTACCATCTGCAGAAATTCCTAATTTTTGTTGGATTTGTTTAACAACATCTCCGTTTGAACCTAATTTAATCATAATGTTTTTCATTATAAATATAAACTTAAATGAATAAAGAAGTATTTATGAATATGAATAAAGAATCAAAACACTATTTACTTTTTTCAATCATCATTATGTCGGTTTTTTTTATCCTTAAAACCGCAATATTAATTGGAATGTTTGAACCAACTCAATTAACTCGTATTGTTGAATACCTTTGTATAGTTTTATTTATACCAATATTTTATTTTTTAATGAAATCACAAACCGCTGAACTAAAAAGTGATTTATTAAAAACAATAAAAGAGAGTGAGGAGTTTATTGATACTGCAGCAATTGTTTCAGTTGCAGATAAAAACGGTAAAATAACGTATGTTAATAAAAAATTTGAGGAAGTTTCTGGATGGTCATTAGATGAAGTAATAGGTAAGGACCATATTATCGTTAATTCGGGATTACAACCTGACGGTTATTGGGGTAAGATGTATAAGACGGTAATGAACGGTGAAATATGGAATGATGTTGTTACCAATAAAACAAAATCAGGTGAATTGTATTATGTTGATACATACATTAAAGCAAAATTTGATAAAAATAATAAGTTGGTAGGGTTTTCATCAATTAGACAAGACGTTACCGAATTAAAGAAAAAAGAAGCGGAGATTCGTAATAGAATGAACGCCATAAATAAATCTAATGCGGTTATTGAGTTCGATTTACAAGGAAACATTATTTTCGCTAATGAATTGTTTTTAAATACTATGGGTTATTCTTTACAAGATAAGATATCTGGAAAACATCATAGAATTTTTATAGATGAAGAGTATTCAAAAAGCGATGAATATCGTATTTTTTGGGAAAAATTAAATGAGGGCGTATTGTTTTCAGGTGAAATTGTTAGAGTCAAAAAAGATGGGTCGTTAGTTTATTTACAGGCAACTTACAATCCTATTATTGGTACTGATGGTAAGATTTATCGTGTTATGAAAATCGCAACAGACATCACCAATTCTTATGAACAAAAGAAAGAGATTGAAAAGAAAAATACGTATTTAGAACATGCCGCCAAAATATTAAGACACGATATGCACTCAGGGATTAATACTTACATGCCAAGAGGACTTAATTCTTTAGAACGTAGATTAAAACCTGAAGATATCGAATCATTAAAGATTGAATCACCTCTTAAAATGATTAAAGAAGGTTTAAAACATTCTCAAAAAGTTTATAAAGGAGTGTATGAGTTTACTAATTTAGTTAAGAAAGACGTTGTTTTAAATAAAACAGAATGTAATTTAAAAACTATTTTAAACGATTACTTGTCATCAACTGCATATATTAGTCAGGTGATTATCGAAGATTTACCAACTATTGATGTTAACGAAGCTCTATTCTGCACCGCAGTGGACAATTTAATCAGAAATGGGTTAAAATATAATGACTCAGAAACCAAATTTGTTAAAATATATTCAGATGAAGAATCCATATATATCCAAGACAATGGTAGAGGAATTACTCAAGAAGACTTTGACCATTTATCAAAACCTTACACAAGAAAAGAAGGTCAAAAAGAATCAGGTAGTGGATTGGGGTTGAATATTTGTGTTGCAATTTTGGAAGAACATGGGTTTAAAATTACCTGTGAAAAAAATGAAGTCGGAACTAAAATTAAAATAAACATAAAAAAGTAAAAAAACAAAAAAATGATTGATTCAATTTTATTAGTGGATGATGAAGATTTATTCCATTTAGTATTCGAAGATGCGTGTTCGTTATTGGATATTAGTCTTTCACTAAAATCTTTAAACAGTTCGGATGAAGCGGCGAAACTATTTAAACGATGGTTAACTGGGGATAATAGTGATAGACCTGAATGTGTATTCGTTGATTTAAATATTATTGGTTCTTCCTTTGATGGTATTGAGTTAATAAGAAAAATAAATTTTGAATACGGGAACAATGTAGTTATTGGGATTATTTCATCTTCAGATGAACCTGAAGAACAAGCAAAAGCTCTACAGGCGGGTGCTCAATTTTGGATTATAAAATCGGATGACATTGAACCAAGGTTAGATGAGTTTAGACAAGATTACGAAAGTTACAAAAATAGAACCGCACCATTTAAAATATATAAATGATAGTATTTGATAAAAATAGTCAACAACAATTAATTGATTTAAATAAGTCAAAAAATATCGCCCTTGAGGGTAATATTGCTAAAGTAATTGACGCTGATGATAATATTGAATTCAAAGAGTATCTTGATTTCTGTATTTCAAAAGATAAAGAAATAAGAAGAAGAAGATTAGAAATAACAAAACAAGTCCAAATCCAAAATAAAGAACTTTCTGAATTAAACTTAGAGAATCAAAGAATAATGACTGAATTACAAAACACTTTAACGAGTGTTGAGGAATCCAAATCTCAGATTGAATTACAAAACCGAGAACTAACCTCTTGGAAAGAAGACAACCAAAGAATTGGTCAGGAGTTACGAGAATCAATGATTAAATCAGAACAAGCACGTATTGAGGCTGAAAATGCAAAACATGTTGCGATGAATGATTTGGATTTGTTACAGAAAAAAAGTCAAACAGAATTGATTAGTGTTATCGTTAAAGTTTCTTTAGGTGTTATTATAACTGTTGGGGTGATTACAACAATCATGTATATGATTTCTTTATATATGAACAAAGACACTCAGATTATTGGGTCAACATGGTCAAACATGCTTGGTATTTTATTAACCAACGCATTTAGTATTATCGGAACTATTATGGGTGTAAAATACGCATCAAAAGAAAATTAATTCTAACGTTTGATTTTTTTAATTGAGACCGTGTTAACCCCACTACCTTTATTTTTTAAGGTTATCTCTTGTTCATTTGGATAAAGTATCCTATTTGCCAAAGTTTGTGATATATCAATCAATTCTTTTGGTGATTCTACTGTTAGTAGATAGATTTCATCACCACAACCTGTACAAAAAGAGTAAGATTTTAATAAATCTTTTTTTGATGTTGAGTAATGTGAGCCCGGTTTTTTTATATCAATATCTTTTTTATTATCGACAGAGATTATTCTATATAAATCAATAAGGTCAGGTAGTTCATATAAATAATCAATCAAGTACTCTAATTCATCTTCAGCACTTTCTTCATCAAAACCCATTTCATATAGTTTTGATAACAAATATTGTTTATCGATTCGTTGACCAAGAACAGAAATCATTTTCATATTATGATAAATATCACTTTTTGTTCATTCTTGCAATTTTTGCTCTGTCATTCTTATCATTTTTATATAGTATTTCAACCTCATATGGATTAATACGACTTACTTTGATATCATATCTCCAAATATCCAAGGTATTTTCATCTTCGTATATCACCTCCCACTTTGTTAAGGGTGCAATATTAGTATTTTTTTTCTTATTATCCATTTCACAAAGTTACAAATAAAAAAATAAAAATCAAAATGAAAAAATGTCATATTAATCTGACATTTTTTCAAATTTAATGACAAAATGTCTGTATTATTAATTTGGTATGGTTTTTAACAATATTTGTTTCGGACTTGATTCCATAAAATAAATTAACTAAATTTAAAAAAAATAAACTAAACAAAAAAAATTAAAAACATGGGAAAAATAATAGGCGTGGATTTAGGTACCACAAATTCATGTGTTGCAGTTATGGAAAGTAGTGGACCTACTGTAATTACAAATAATGAAGGCAAAAGAACAACTCCATCTATCGTAGGATTCATTAAAGATGGTGAAAGAAAAGTAGGTGACTCTGCTAAACGACAAGCGGTCACGAATCCAACAAAAACGGTTTATTCCATAAAACGATTTATGGGGTCTAAGTATTCAGAATCAATCAATGAGGTTGGTAGAGTTCCTTATAAAGTAGTTAAGGGTGATAATGACACACCAAGAGTGGATATTGATGGTAGAACATTTACACCACAGGAGATATCTGCTGCGGTACTACAAAAAATGAAACAAACCGCTGAAGATTATTTAGGTGAAACTGTGACTGATGCGGTTATTACAGTTCCTGCGTATTTTAATGATGCTCAAAGACAGGCAACAAAAGAAGCAGGTGAAATTGCAGGTCTAAATGTTAGACGAATTATTAATGAACCAACCGCTGCGGCATTAGCGTATGGGTTAGATAAAAAAGATAAAGATATGATTGTTGTTGTGTTCGACTGTGGTGGTGGTACACATGACGTATCTGTATTAGAATTGGGTGATGGTGTATTTGAAGTATTATCAACTGATGGTGATACACATCTTGGTGGTGATGACTTCGACCAGGTGATTATTGATTGGTTGGTGAAAGAATTTAAAGATGAAAATGGCGTTGATGTGTCAAAAGATTCAATGGCGCTACAACGATTAAAAGAATCCTCTGAGAAGGCTAAAATTGAATTGTCATCAACTCCATCAACTGAGATTAATTTACCTTATTTAATGCCGGTGGATGGTGTACCAAAACATTTGGTTAGAAATTTGACTAAAGCTAAGTTTGAACAATTAATTGAAAAATTGGTTGAAAGAACAATTGAACCTTGTAAATCGGCATTAAGAAATGCAAAATTAAATCCTGACCAAATTGATGAAATTATTTTGGTTGGAGGTTCAACACGTATTCCCGCAATTCAGGAAGCGGTTAAAAAATATTTCGGAAAAGAACCTTCAAAAGGTGTAAATCCTGATGAGGTTGTGGCATTAGGTGCCGCGATTCAAGGTGGTGTATTGGGTGGTGATGTAAAAGATGTATTGTTACTTGATGTTACTCCTTTATCATTAGGAATTGAAACTATGGGTGGTGTATTTACAAAATTAATTGAATCAAATACCACAATCCCAACTAAAAAATCTCAAGTTTTCTCTACCGCAGTAGATAACCAACCATCAGTTGAAATTCACGTTCTCCAAGGAGAAAGAAGTATGGCAAAAGACAATAAAACAATTGGTCGATTCCATTTAGATGGTATTCCCCCTTCAATGAGAGGTATTCCACAAATTGAAGTTACATTTGATATTGATGCAAATGGTATTATTCAAGTTTCGGCACTTGATAAAGGGACTAATAAAAAACAAGAAATTAGAATTGAGTCATCTTCAGGACTTTCAAAAGAAGATATTGAAAAAATGAAAAAAGATGCTGAGTTGAATGCAGAATCGGATAAGAAATTCAAAGAAGAAGCTGAGTTAATCAATACTGCCGATTCAACAGTATTTCAAATGGAAAAATCATTAAAAGACTTGGACGATAAATTGTCCGAGGAACAAAAAAGTGAGGTTGTAAATGGTATTGAAGAATTAAAAAAATCAATAAGTGGTAGGGATATTGAATCTATCCGAACAAAACTAGATGAAATTAACTTGAAGTTCCAAAAAATTAGTCAAGACCTTTATAATCAAACAACGACAGATACGGGTTTTGATGGTTCAGATGTCGAATTTGAGGAAGTTAATAAAAATTAATGTTAAACCCCCATTTTTTTACAATGGGGGTTTTTTTATTTCATATTTTTTTTGTATCTTTGTATCATGGATATGAAACTACCTTATTGTAAAACGAACGAAGCAATTAAAGGATATCAAGAATCTGTAATTGCTAAAGGAGAACGAAATGATTGTGTGGTAAGAGCATTTGCATCATCATTTGATATACCATATGATGAATCTCATACATATTGTGAGAAAGTGTTGAAAAGAAAACACAGAGATGGTGTTCATAATTTTGTAGTAAAATTGGAAATCTTGGTTAAAAAAAATGAAGTAATTAACGGTAAAAAATTCAATCTTGTTGGTAAGTTTTATTCGCTATACTACGATGTTAAGATTAAGAATAAAAAAATAAAAAGAGCTTTGACTGTTGGAAAATTCATCAAAGATAATCCGATTGGAACATTTTTGGTTTCAGTAAGAGGTCATGTTTTTACAATTAAAAATGGTGTGGTTATTGGTAATGTTGAGGACGCTAAAAAAACAAGAAAAGTTTTACAAAGTATATGGAAAATAGTATGAAAATAATTTTTTTAGACCATGATGGTGTTATCTGTCTATCCTCAGAATGGGGTGGTCGTTTTAATAAACAGAAGAAGTGGGGTGGTCGTAAATTATCTACGACTAACTTAGAGATTCCTATCGAATACCGTTTTGATAATTTCAACAAAAAGGCAATCAAAGTTTTAAATGAAATTTTAGAAGAAACGGGTGCTGAAATTGTTGTATCATCAGACTGGAAACGTTGGGCTAATGTTCATGAGATGGGAGAATATTACGAGTCTCAAGGTATTATTAATAAACCTATTGATTTTACACCAAATCTAGGTGAATGTACCAATTACGATAAAGATACATTTCCGTGGTCTCGTCAATGGGATTTAGAACAAACTAGGTCTATTGAAATCAAACAGTACCTACAAAATCATCCTGAAATTACTCATTGGGTTGCAATTGATGACCTTAATATGGGTAAAACAGGTAAAGTTAATGGTATGGAATTTGAACACGAATGGGGATTGGATAATTTTGTTCTAACACCAAATGGTAACGAAGGTATTAAACAATCAGGAATTAAAGAAAAAATCCTCCAATTTCTACTTTAAGGAGTTGGAGGAGTTTATTCACTTGTTGTATCAATTACATCGGTTGTACTGTTAAATCCCTATTTCACCCAAAAATTCATCCCAATCATCAGTCTCACTAATATAATTTGTTTTATAAATTGCGGAATCATAATCTAAATCTCTAACATCATTATACCACTTTTGAGCAAATCTATCAACACCATGTTTCACAACCTCTTTATTGATACCTGATAAATCATACCCATCGGTTAAATCACCAACAATTTGGTCTTTAATAGTGTCAACAGTTATATCATCACCTTTACCCCAATTTTTCGGTTTTTTAAGACCAAAAAATTGATTATAAGTTTTAATTTTTAATTTTTGATTTTTAATATAATTCCTTATATAATCTTTTCTATTAAAATCAACTTCCAAGTTGAAATGTTTTGAAAACCACTTATCAAAGATATCTTCAGTGTCATCAAAATTAAACCCAAAAATATTACGTAAAAACCCACTAACATGGTGACTCAGTGTAGGTCTTTTTAATTTTTTATAATAAGTGAAAACTTCATCACCATTTTTCATAAATGAAATTTTATCATCGGACTCAATAGGTTCAACACTACCATATTCTTTTGTCAAAAAACGATTGTAAACCAATTCAAATCTTGATTGTTCTAAAATGACTTTTTTTAATATTGACGTGAATTTCATCTTTGTTATTTTATTACTATAATTATACAATTGTTTGAAAAAGAAAGGAGTCATATAACTAAAACCACCTTTCATCCCACAAACTAAAGATTTGTGGGTTTTTCGGTGGAGTTATATAAAATTTGATTTAGTTCTTCAGATAATCTTTTTTCCATAATTATTTTTTCATTACTTGTTGATTTAGATTTTGCCATTTTTTAACACTTTTTTCTATAAATATATTTGTACATTTTTTTTTGAAAAAAATTTTGTTAGTTTGGAAAAAAAGAGTATCTTTGTATTACTAAATAAACAGAATTATGAAAAGAATACTTATATTGTTAGTTTTGATTGTTTTTTCAAAACTACTATTCGGACAAAATGAATCATTACCTGTTGGTGGGTATTTTTATGATGGTAAATCTCTTATTGAAAAAGACTCAGTACTGATATCAAAACTCATCGATGTTTTCCATATCGATATTAAAGAATATGAATTGATATCTATGGATAAAGCGGCGTCTCTAGGGTTATTAGATACTTGTGATTACACTTCTTACTCTCTCACTTTGGATAAGAGAACAAAAGTATCAACTTATAAAACAAAGGAAATTCATAGAAAAAATCCTAAAAACAATAAATATTTTACGATTTTTTCATTTGATTCTTTTTATGATGAAAAAGTAATCGGTATATTTGTTTTTTAATTTATGCACTAAGTGGTAAAGGTTTTCCACCAGGGTAAAGTCTAATAAATAAACCATTTTTACCTTTTTTCACAAATGTGTTTGGAGATATAAGACCGTCTGTTGATTTTTTAAATGACTTATCATTTTCTAATACAGTAATATCCATTTCAGCAATATCACCAGTAAATACCCTAACATTATTGTCTTTAGGGTCTATACCAACAAATTTGAATTTTGCGTTAATTTGTATCGGGGATAGACTTGAACGAACAATATTATTGAAGTTTTCAGAAACAATTCCTTGATTTTTAATAAAATCACCGTCAACAATCTCATTTGTTTTTGGGTTTACTTTGAATTCTGATACAACACCATTTAATGGGGTCATTTCACCATCTTTATCATATAAATAAAGTTTTGAATTCTGAATAGTTAACTTGTTCCCAATTAATGAGAAGTATTTTTGAGGTAAGGCTTGTTCACTTATAACAACACCTTTTTTATAATTTGTCAAATATAAAATTTGATTTAGTTCTTCAGATAATCTTTTTTCCATAATTATTTTTCTTTTATTAAAATTAAACATCTTTTTAAGTACTCTTTTGCTCTTGGTGACGGGTCATTGTGTTTTAATACTTTTTCAATATCCCTAACTAATTCTTCACCATGTTCATTCTCTTTATACAATTCGATTACTTTATCCATAGCCTTTAAACAACCACTATTAGTCTCATCAAAGTAATTTTTATTTCTGAATTTGTTTAAATGATTCATTAAACCGTAAGATAAATGTTCACCACCGTCTTTAATATCAGGATGTAATCTAATTGTTTTTAACATATCCAATGTGTCAACAATTCCGTTTATACCACCATCTCTTTTAGTTAAATTACTTGTGTAGTTTTGAAATTCTTTAGAAGGACCAACTATCTCGTCTAAAGAAATTATATTTCCAGCAACACATCTCTGTTTCTCTTCTTTTGGTTCAACATTACTTTGTTCCAAAATGTATTCTCGTATAGATTGACGAAGTTTTTTCTCGTTTATAATATATTTAGGCATAATAAAATGTTTTTAATTATAAATATCCATTTACCAATAAATATTCACTTACAGGTGTATTTATAATAAAATTACCCTCAATTTAAGAGATGTAAATAAACTTTTTAACAGAAATATATGGACGATGGTGATAGTAAAACAAAAAATAGTAGATTTTTTTACAAAAAACTTATCCGTGAAGTTTTTGATGCTTGCAATGTTTTTCAATCCATTTGGATTCGATATCGTGCAATATCAACTTGTATGTTTAACAGGAAATTTGTGGAAAGCAAACTTAATTTTGTACTTTGTTTCGGTTCTTTTCTTTGGGTTATCTTTTTTATCACAAAAAACTTCTGATAATTAGATTTACTCTTCTTTTTGAGATGGTAGTATAATCTGTAACCAAATATCAAAAACAAGAAACAAAATCCACCAAACAGCAACATCAATTAAATTTGAACTGAAACCATTTCTAGAATCAAATAAGAAAATTATTACTTTAATAGTAACAATAATCCTACCAAGGATTAATAATAATGATAATATTGTTTTCATAATCGAATTTCAAATCTGTTTTTCATTTGAGTTAATTTATCTTCAGGAACACCATGTTCGTTAACACCCCCATGTCGGTTTTCAACAATTAGAGAATAAACTTTGTATCCATACTTTGCGGCTAATTCATAATATGGTAGTATTTCCCATTCTTGAGTAAAAGTGTTTGAAACCACAACCCGAGGGTGTTCATATTTCATCACAAATTCAATTTCTTCTTGACACCATTTATGTGCATCCTTTATCTGAGACGAATTAAATTTGTAATTACCTTCTCTATCAATGAAATACATATCAGCTTCCTTATGACAATAATCTTTGTCACCGACTAATGATTTTGCTAATGTACTTTTACCAGAACCTGGTAATCCTCTTAATAAATAAAGTTCTTTGTTCATAACACAAAGATACGAATATTTATTTAAAAAACGAAATTATGAACAAAAAAATAAAAAATATAATAAGAGAAAGTTTATTAGAATTGGTTAATCCCCCAATGAAACTGACTGAAAATGTTGAAATTTCAGAAGAATTAGAATATCATTTAGATAATAATATAAGTTTATCTGAAAATGTTTTTAGAATATACTCTGACGGATATTTTAAATTAATAAACGAAGTTAGAGACCTATATAACCGTAATTTAATAAGACTTAATGATGACGATACTTGGATTGTTGAAAGTGATTTAGGAAAAAGAGTTAAATTAAATAATGGTGATATTGTTTGGTTGGATGCTCCAATTTATGAGAATGATTTAGAAGATGTTTTGACTGAAGCAAAACACCGTGGTAAAAATGTTAAATTAAATAGTCCATTCAGAACACCTGGTGGTCCTAAAAAGTTTGCCGTTTATGTGAAAACACCTAAAGGTACTATTAAAAAAGTAACATTTGGTGACCCAAATTTAAAAGTTAGAAATAGAAATCCAAAAGCTGCAAAATCATTTAGAGCTCGTCATAAATGTGACCAAAAGAAAGATAGAACTACTGCTGGTTATTGGAGTTGTTCTGTTGGTAGATATGCAAAAAAATTAGGTTTAAAAAGTTCAAGAAGTTGGTAAATTATGGAAGAAAGAGCAATATTAAAATTATTGGGTGAAATGGTTAAACCATATCACCCTGAGATAGATTCATTTGATGTTATTTATGATACTCGAAATGGTTTATGTGAAATTATTGTTTATGTTGATGGTACGGAATATGAACAAGAGGAAGAAATTGAACATGATATCATAACAGGACTTACAAATTTTTTTAATATGGAAAGAGATAAAATTAATATATTCCATCATAATTTATGAAACTAAAACAACGTTTAGACAAATATTTGAAAGAATATTCTTTACCAAGATTGAAAGAATTTGGATTGACCGATATATCTGTATATGGGTTTAAATCACCTTCAGAAACAATTGGACAAATTTTTATAGATACAACACCAACAACAAGAAAAATCCCAAATCAAAGAACCAAAGATGAAAGATATCTTGAGTATATGATACAAGATGAGATTGAAGTTGGATTATCTTTATTTGGTGAAAATTATAGTGATTATTTAATATCTTACAACAAAAGACCTTTGTTTAAATTAGATGAAGAAAAACTACCCTTCAAAGAAAAAGTTAATGGAAACGCCAGAACGAGAGTTTTTTCTGAAAATACTAAGTCTGATGAATTAAAATGGCATTTCGATAATGAAGATAGAAGTGTAAAAGTAATCCAAAGTAACAATTGGAAAATTCAAATGGACAATCAGATGCCAAAATCACTAACTGAAGGTAAAGAATATTTTATACCTAAAGGTGTTTACCACCGAGTAATTAAGGGTAATGGAGATTTAAAAGTTGAAATTACTTTTAGGTAATTGTTCTGAAAATCCACTCATATTTTACACAAAATAAAAATAGTTTCGTATATAATTTACTTATGAAATCTATTAAGTGCGTTTTGACTAATAAAAACATGTTCAGATTCTTTAAATTCTTCTAAAGTTGTTGAATTTGTGTATGACATCGCTGAACGTAAATAATCTTTTAAATTTTCAGTCCAAGAAGATAATGTATATTCAACTTTATTATACTTTGTAATTCCTTCAGATGTTGTTAATTTACTTTTTCCCCATTTTTTCTGTACTTCTTTGGTACTCATACCCCTGAATTTCTTGTAAAAGTGCTTTCTCAAAAATGGGAACTCGTTCCACAAATAAATAGATGTGTTTTCTGAAATTGGAAATAATTTAAACAATTCAGTTTCTGAAGATGATTCTAATGTTTTATTTAATACTCCACCCAACATTACATAATCAGCACCTAACGCTAATGCTTTAATAATATCGTCATAGTTTCTGAAACCTCCGTCAGCAACTATTTTAGTTTGATATCCATTTTGTTTTTTAATGACAAAACATTCATTAATTAGTGATGCCATAGGATAGTGAATACCTGTATTTGCCGATGTTAAGCAACCACTACCTCCGCCAATACCCACTCTTATATAATGAACACCTATTTCTGCGAATTTTTGATATGTTTTAGGATTTGCAATATTACCAACCATTAATTCATAATTAGTACCTTTAGTTTTGGACAAAAAAGTTTTGGACAAATCATAAAGTTTCTTCATATGACCATTCGCAATATCTACCAATATTCTTTTAGGTGATTTATCTACTTCAAAATCATCAAAATAAGTGATGTATTCCTCAAATTCATCTAACGATATTGAAATGAAAATATTTTTTGAATCTGAATATTCACATCTTGGTAAACAAACATCAAATCCTTGATTTATAAATAATTCATAATTTTCTTCACTAACAACAGTATCCATTGGTGATACCATAATAGGTAAAGTTCCTTTGTCGTTCAAAATCGAACAACTTGTTCTACTATAAATAGAACTTAACACTTCCGGAACAAGTGTGATGTCTTTGAAATCAAATTTTCTGTTCATATCTTATTTTTTCCTTTCTTTTTCTAATTCTTCAGGTGTTAATAATCCTTTACCATATATCTTTACACGTTCGTGGTAACGAACTTTTACTCTATCAGAAATAGGTATTGAATTTCCATCATCATCAATTTTAACAAAAGTTATGTTTGTGTGAGTAACAACATCTTGTAATCCTGTGTGTACATTATGTTTTCTAACTTCAATGTATAAAGTTAAAGAAGTTCTTCCAAATTTCAAAACTTTACCATATACTTTTAACAAGTTTCCCAACTTTACAGGACTTTTGAATATTAACTCTTCAATTTTTATTGTGACCACTTTGGGAGTATCACAAACTTGAGAAGCGTATGCAGCTGCGGTTTCATCAATTAGCGCTAACATTGCTCCGCCAAACATGTTGCCGTGAACTCCAAGTTCACTGTTTTTACAAATAAACGTACTTAGTAATTCCATAAATTCAAATATAATAATTTAATTACAAAAAATCAAAGTATTTATCAATGTGGTGAAAGAAAATTTATTAAAAATTGTAAACAAATACTTTAAAGATAGAGTATTGAAATATAATGGTCCTATAATACATGGGGTAGAAATGAATGCTGACATAGATTTCAAAGTCGAGGTTCTGAAGTCAAAAAAAATGATTAGTGTTGGTGAATGGTATGATTATTTGTCGTTGAAAATAACTATTGTAGAGGTAAATAATGATATATCTAGGTTAATTCTGGGTTTAATACCTAATTTAGAAAATTTTGGTGAAAAAGAACTTTGGTATTTTAAACAACACTTAGGGTCATATCTTTATGATACATTTAAATTTTTTGATACTGATGTTAGGATTACTATAGATGAATTAGTACTTGATGTTTCAGATAATAAACAATTAACAGAGTCAAAAATGAGTAGAATTGCAATCAGAACTGTTGTTAAAGACATTATAAAAATAATAAAAGACAATGAAGAGGGTGAGTTTAATTTACCAATTGATGGTGATGAATATAGTTTTACAAATTCACCTGTTGATTTCAGAGTAGAACTTTACTTAGTTCAAAACAATGATATAAAAAATTTTAATACTGAAGCGTATTCTGTAAGTAGTGTGGATATAATTGAGATTGGTGTTGAATACAATCCTAATTTAATAGAAAAACAATTATATGATTTGGTTGGGGAATTGAATGAAATTGTTGCACATGAAATCGAACATATTTTACAATCACATCGTGGTGAATATGAAATTGATGATGATATTGAGGAAATTAAAGACCCATTAAAATACTACACACAATCTCATGAAATTTCTGCCCAAATTAAAGGGTTTAAACGACTATCGAAACTTAGAAAAAAACCTTTTGAAGAGGTTGTGCTGAATTGGTTTGATACCCATAGTGATATACATACATTAAATGAAAAAGATAAAAACACGGTAATAAAAACAATTATAAGTACTTATAATAGTAGTAAATGAATTTAATCAGATACTGTTTTGTTGAATCTTTTTAACAATTTGGTTATTAATTCTTTAACAATAATCCCAGATACCGTTAAAACTGTGAAAGTCCCTAATCTTTTAACAATCTCTTGAATGTCTTTATTATTCAGTTCTCCGTCCGTTGCGATTTCATATAACATTGGTAAAATAGGAATAATGAATGCGTAACTTAAAATATTTGTTACTTTATGAAAGGTAATTCCCAAACTTTGGATAAAACCGATAAAAACTCTTTTTAATTCATTACTTTTTGATAGAATCTTTTTGAAAATATTATATAATCCTTTTTCTTTAATGGTTTCTAAAATACTCCCAACAGTTTTTTTATTATCAATGAAATGAATTGCTATTATACCTGTTAATACCAAACTCAATTCAATATCTGACATTTCAGGATATATTCCTTGGACAAAATCATTAATTGGTCTCATAAATCCTCCAATTACTGCACCCCAAGTTAACATAAACTCTAAGTTCAACCCCGTTTGTTCAGAAGAATCTTTAACAATTTTTTTTATGAAATCATTATTTTTTTTAATTTGTGCTTCAAAATCATTCTTAAATGATTCACTCAAAATTGTTCTTTTTTGTGACTCTGTGATAATAATTGATATACTCATATGATAATAAATACTTCGAATATATTTATTGTAAAATACAAAATGAATCCTGAGTTAAAAATTGGTGATAGAGTAGTTTTACTTTATATGGAAAATGAAAGTTCTGTTCTTATGGGTGAAAAAGGAACGGTAATTTATAAATCAAATGTTTTTGGTGATGACCAATATAATATTGAATGGGATAATGGTTCAAAATTGTCGTTATTAAACTGTTGTGATAAATGGGATACTGTTGAAAATTTTGAAAAAAGAATATTAAACAAAATTAAGAAAAAAGACATCATTGAAAATGATGAGAGTGATTTTAATAAAAAAATGTTAGCGAATATTGATGTTTTTGTTCATTTTAAAATGAAATTCTTTCAAAAATATCTAATTATGGTTAGAAACTCAGGAATTATAAATATGTTTGGTGCATCACCTTATTTATATGTTGGAAGACAAAAAATAGAAGAAGAAATGTCATATAAAGATTTAGAAGGTGAACAATATGACGAAATGTTAGAAAATGCGGATAAGTCTAGAGACTTAATGATTCAAGGTACTGTAAGTTTTTTGGAAAAAACCGGAAAAGAAGTTAGTGTTGAAAATGTTAAGAGGTTTTTACCAAGATTTGCAACAAAAATAGTTGAGAACTATATGTTTTTATACTAACATATATTTCCACTCACCATCAACATTTTTTGGGGTAACTTCTCTATCTAAGAAAACTGCATTTTGTTCACCAGCATATAACCCCAAGATATTATAATCATAATATTCTTCAGCCTCCTCCTCAGTCATCAAATCTTTTTCACGTAAGATTTGTATTATTTTAGGTTTACTGTACAAAATTCTAGGTCCGTTACCAAATTCTTCAACAATACCTATTATTGCATCTTCCAAACCATCAAGTAGGATTGCACCTTCTGCGTATTCGTCTATATTTAATTCCATAATAACAATTATAATTAAAACATTCTATTGAATCAATATATTTATTGAAAAAACAATTATGAACTCATATTTTTTCGGAATCACAAAAGAAGAGAAAGAAAACATTCTCGACCAACACAAAAAACCATACGATGGTTATGTTACACAATACATTAAACCTGAAGTTCAACCACTTTACGTTCAAGACTTTGCAAATGATAAAAAAGGTTTGACTGTAAACAATAAAGGTGAAGTTAAACACCACACCTACATGGGTATCAATGAAGACGTTTTTTCCGGCACTAAGTTCGAACCTGAAGTATCTTTTGATGAGGGTGAAACCGATGAACAATTGGATATGATTGGGGATGGTGATGATGATTTGGAACATGGTACTTTTGATGATGAAGATATTGACTTTTCAGATATTGATGTTATTACATTTGATGAAGTGGAAGAAGAAGTTAAGGAACCTTTAAAAGAACAGGTAAATAAGACTTTGGATATGTTCAGAAGATTTAAAAATTATTAAAATGGAAGTTAGAGAAATTGTTAATTATTATATAAATGAAACTCTTCATACTTTAGAAGTTACATTTAAAACAAATAATGATAACGATGACGAGTTAAGAGTTGACCAAGTAGATTTGAATGAAGCCGAAAACTTTGGTTTTTTATTTACAAAAACAAATGTTGAGGATTTATACGAAGATTTAAACCTTGATGAGGATGTTTTCGATATTGATGAGGATGAAGATGAAGAAATTGAGGTGGAGGAAGTTATTTCGTTTTTAAATGAATATTACGCAATATATCCTGAAAGACTACCATCAGTAACAATATATTAAAATGAGAAATGATTTAGACTATATTATTAATCTAATGTCAAAATTTACCACATCAACTAATGATGGGGAAATTGGTGAACAAGATTCTGCAGGTGGAACTCCATCAGGTGGAGGAGGTGGTACAAAACCAAAATATCCTTCAGTTACTAAATGGGAAACAGGTTTAACAAGAGGACCGGCAAATCAAATTGGTAATACAAAATGGTCAGATAGCGTAAAAGTTAATCGAGGAAAAGCAAATACTTTATTATAAACTCAAATATTTATATAAAATAAAATAACTTATGAAAGACAAAAAAATACAAGAAGCGGAAGAACAACTTAAAAGAGTTCTTCTTATGATGAAATACGATTCTTCAAAAACATTAAGTGAGAATAAAGAACAAATTTTGGAAGATGATTATGGAACAGCCGCTGCGGTTGGAGTTGGTGGTGGTGCTGCGTTAGGTGCTGGTGCCGTTGCATTGGGTTCTCAAAGTGTACCAGTGGCGGTTGCGGTTGGTTCTACGTTTGGACCTACAGCGGCGGCAATTGGTTCTACTTTAGGTATTGGTCTAGCAGGTGGTGCAGCTGTTTTGGGTGGTGCAGTAGGATTGGCGGTATTACCTTTAGCATATTGGATTATTAGAAAAGATACGGGTTCTGCAAATTCGGTTAAAGAACTTTTACAAATGTGTAGTACAAATCCAAATATAAAAAAATTGGAACGTAAATTATCAGACACTCAAATTAGAGATTTATCCGATAAAATAAATGATGCGATAAATTATTCAACTGGAGGTTTTATACCCGCAGGAACTGATGAAGAAAGTTTATATTCTGCTTTTAATTCTGTAAGTGAAGGTACTGCGGCCGATATATGTGCTTTAAATGATAAGTATAAAACATCTTACGGTGATTTATATGAAGATTTGGATAGTGATATTGATAGTCCTGATGAGTGGAAAAAAATATATAGACCTTTAAGAAATTGTGTTGAAGATAGTTTACTTAAAGTAAAAGAAGAAAATAAATGTCCTGAAGGTCAAATAATAAACCCTAAGACAAATAAATGTGAACCTTTAAAAAAGGGTGGAAATGGTACTTCAAAGTATAAAGTATGTAATAATTTCCCTTATGGATTATATTGCAAAAGTGAGGTCATTAGAAAAGTACAACAATGTCTTGGAACGAAAGATGACAGTTTATTAGGTCCAGCAACTGAAAACGCATTAAAAGCTAATGGTTATTCATTACCATTAACTAAAGAAATGTATGATAAAATTGTTGCAAAATGTAGTGGTACTCAAACAAGTACTCAACAAACTGAAGTAAATCCATATGATAATTGGGAACCAAATGAACCCGAAACAGGAGACGCTTCAATAAATAAACAAGAAACAGATACAACCGAAGGATAATTACTATGAAAACTATTTTAAAAGAACAAGTTAGTCAAAATAAAATTGATTTAATACAAGGACGAGATGTATATAAATGCCCATTTTTGATAGGTGCCAAATCAGGTCCTGCTGTTGGTGGTAAACAAGTTATGAGAAGAATTGCCAAAACAAATAGCCCGAAAGGAAATTATATCATTGGTGATTTTTTATTTATTAAAGATGATTATACATATGACGTTGTTAGGGACAAAAAATTAGTTAAATCAAATCTTAAATGGGCGTGTTCAACATTAAATAAAGATGTAGTACTACCACAAATTTCTGCAGACCAAATGAAGTCTGTTGATGATTTAATTGCAAAATATCCTGGTACGTACCAAAAAGAGACACCTACTGCAGACCAATTAAAAACGGGTGAATGGAAAAAAATAAATTTAAAAAATAGATTTCCTGAACAATTTAAATTTGATTACATCATATACGAAAAAGGTGGTTTAAGACAAACAAATAGTCCACAACAAGAAAAAATAATCGCGACTTATGTGGATAGAGGTTGGAAAGATTTAGGAGGCAAAATAAATCCCGCTGAGATAGATAAATATGAAACTTTAGATTTAAGAGATGAATATCCTCTTGAATTTTCAGGGACTCCTTATTTGTTAGTACAACCTATCGAATCGGCCGATACTAATACCTTATTTCAAGAAATGACTGCATTTGCTTTAAGTAAAAATTTTGGTGATAGAAAATCATGTAAAAAAGGTATTAATACTTATTTCACTCTTTGGAAAAAAAGTAAAAATAATGAAAAAATACCAGTAGACAAAGCAACTCTAAAAAATTGGAAATTGGCGATTAATAGTTGTGATGTTAAAGTTAAGAACTTCAATGATTTTAATATTACAAACGGTAAATTGGAAAAAATTAAAAATGACTCATCAAGTGCTCTTGGTTTGGCTAAACCTGTAAAAGGTTTAACTGATGATACGAGTACTACACAAACTTCAGGTACTACACAAACTGAAAGTTTATTTAAACTTAAAAACATTGTTAAAGAAAGTTTATTAGAAGTTAAAGAACAAAAAAATAAAACAATCTTAACTGAAATTAAAATTGTTAAAAACAGATTTGCTCTTATTACTGAGAATGTTAATGTTAAAACAAAAAAGGGTCAAAAAAAGTTTTCAAAAGAATTAATGTTTGAAATGATTTATTTGAACAAACAAGGTTTCAGTCAAGAAATTATTAATGAACAGTTTTGGGATATGATTAAAGGTTTATTTGGTCATGGTGGCGATGCTATTATGCAAACATTTAAAGAAAGTATCGGAAAATTTATATTAGACACATTAGGTGTTGATACTAATGGTTGGATTGGTGGAACAATCGTTAAAGCTTTGGGTGATGTCGAAATTGGTGATATACCAAAATTAACAGAATGTAACTTTTTAACAAGTGTTTTATCTAAATCTATTGCAGAACAGGCAATAGATAAAATGAAAAACTCCGCTGGTATGGAAGGTAAATTTTATGATTTATTAAGAAACAGTTTAGTCGAAGTGTTAGAAGATTCTGAATTAGGACAAAAAATAGAAAATGCTATAGGTTCAGTAATTTGTCCTTTATTAGGTGGTGTTAAACAAAAAATGGAATTAGCAGCAACAGATATGAAACAAAAAGCATTAAGCTAAAGATACCAAATGGAGTAACATCCATTTCGGGATAAACCATTAAAAAGAAAGGGGGATATTCCAAAATCTAGCAGTAAAGGTGTCGTGAGACACCTTTCTGTTTTTTTATCCAAAATATGTTTTCTTAAAATCTTTCCAAAGATTTTCAACGGAAGGGTTAATAACTTCTGAAAATATAGAAGGTTCATAAGGTCTAAAAATCATTGTCATTTTAGCTTCTTCAGGTGTTTTATCACCTTTAATTCTATTACAACCTGAACAACAAGTAATTAAGTTTTGCCATGTATTTCTACCACCCCTTGATTTGGGTAAAATGTGGTCAATGGTTAAATTTTTCTTACTTCCACAGTAAGTGCATTGATATCCATCACGTTTAAATAAACGATGTCTGTTTATTTTTAAATTACTAACTCGATATTTGACATAGTTTAGTAAACGAATTATTAAGGGTCTAATGAATGTTCTATGTCCCGCTGAAAATGGATTATCCGAAGATTTCAAAACCTCGGCTTTACCTCTGGTAACTAAATTAAACCCTTTGAATACTGTAGTAACATTCAAAGGAGTATAATCCGCATTAAGAACCAACACTTTTTCCATATCGAACTGTATTTATAAGTAAATATAGTTATAATTTTGTAAAAAAACAAATAAAGTCACAATATGAAGATTGCGGTTTGTGTTCATTTATTCTATCCTGATATGTTTAACGATATTGTTAATTATTTAAATAATTTGAAACATCCGTATAAATTATACATAACATTAGTAAATGGATATTACACAAATGATATTATAGAAAAAATAAAAAAATATAAAAGTGATGCGGTAATATTATTTGTTGAAAACAAAGGAGTGGATATTGGTGGTTTTTTAAATTGTTTAAAAGTAATCGATAATGATACTGATTTAGTTCTAAAAATTCATACAAAAAAAGGAATCGGTTTACCCAATAGTCCCTCCTTAAGAGTAAAACGTAGTGGTATTGATGTATCTATTAGTCACGGTAGACAGTGGTTTCATGGATTAATGAAGGGAGTTTTAATGGATGAGGATAAAGTTAATAGAATTTTAAATAAATTTAAAATAGATAATAATTGTGGAATGGTTGGGTATAAATTATATAATAATTCTTCCGTTAATAAAAATAATATCGTTAAATTATTACCTTTATTCGGATTGGACTCCACATATCTTGACAAAAATTTTATAGGGGGTACTATTTTTTGGGTGAGATATGGTATAATAAAAAAATATTTTACAGAAAACGTTATAAATCAAATAATGAATAACACCCAACCCGGATATATTATAGAGCCATCCACAATGCACGCCGTAGAAAGAATTCTAGGGTATATTGTGGCCAAAGAAAATAAAAATGTAATAACAGTAGATTAAAATGAAACACATAATAGTTACTAGATGTAAATTCGGTAAAGATGAACAATTTGAAAATTACTTTAAAGTAATGAAGAAAACTTACATCCCATCAATTAATTCTCAAACGGATAAAAACTTTTCAATTGCTTTGATTGTTAATCCAAGACATTACGATTTAATTAGAAATGAAATTAATAAAGACATTGAAATTGATTTAATACCATTTTCAGACACAAAAAAAGATTATAAAGATTTTGTTGTTAAAAATAATATTACAATACAAACAAGACATGATTGTGACGATATAATGGTACCAAACTATATTGAATACATACATAATCTTTATGATGAGAATAAGAACAAATATGATGATTTTATTTTAAATTTTCACCCCACTAAATTGGTTATAGACACAGGTAAGGAATATACTCATGGAAGAGATTATTCTAAAGTTTGCTCAATGTTTAGTACATTAATTCAAAAAAAAGTGAATAGTGGTATCATGGATTGTGTTCACGACCATTTAAAGGGGATTACAAAAAATATTATCTATATACCTAGAGGGTATGTAAAACTAGGTATTCATGGGAATAACACGATATCTAAATTAACCCCAAATGATAAACCATTAAATTAAAATGAGATTCACATTTTCATATATAGAATATAAAAAAGATGTTTTTGAAAAATATTTAAAACCTTGTTTAGATAATATTATTGATAACGTTGATATAATATCAAAACCAAATATAAAACCGTCTAAGTTTTTTAATTTAGTACAAAAAGAATCACCTAATAAATATATTATTTTTTCACATGAGGATATAACATTCTCACATAATTTATTAGAACAAATAGAAAAATGTATTAGTGAGACTCCAAATTTTGGGGTGTTATGTATTGTAGGAAAAGATGAATTTAATAAAAATATTGGGTCATTAGCATCTACAAAATATGAATTGAAATTTTGTGACCCTTGTTTTTTTGTGATTAATAAAGATAATGATTTTAAATTTGATGAAATTATTTTTGACGATTTTCATTTTTGTGTTGAAGATTATTGTATAGGTATAAAGGAAAAAATGAATAAAGGAACTTATTCTTTACCTCTAAATTGGGGAAAAAGTCATTTAGATTCTGAAGGGCGAATACTTTTAAATAATATACAACATCATAGTTACACATGTAGAACTGTTAAATATCAATGGGGAAACTATATTGAATATAAAAAAAGATTAAAAAAAAAATGGGGACATTTAACTAATATAAAAAATTTTTAGATATGATATCTATAATAACAACCGCCTATAACAATACAAAATATATAAAGGAAGCGATTGATTCTTTTATTGAATCGTGTGAAAATCATGATTATGAAATTTTGATAGGTGTTGATAATTGTCGTAAAACTATGGACAATTTAATTTCACTGTACCCTAATTTAAATAAAAATATTAAAATATATTTTTTTAAAAATAAAGTTGGAACTTACATCATAAGGAATTCATTGGTTAAATTGTCAAAATATGATAATTTAATATTTTTTGATTCCGATGATGTAATGATAACCGATACTGTTAAATCTACGATTAGTTCATTACAAAGTGGTAATGATTATTTTCGTTTTGGATATATTACATTTAATAATAAATTAGATATACCAAAAAAAGAGGTTTTAAATAAACCTTTTTCGTATTCTTATGGTGCTTTTGGAATCAAAAAAAGTGTTTTTTTAGAAATGAATGGATTTGAACCTTGGTTATGTGCATCAGATGGTGAGTTTTTTTGGAGAATCCAATCAAATAATTACAAAATATCATTATCAAAAGAAATCAATATTTTATATAGAAGACATGATACAAATTTAACTTTGTTACCTTCAACAGGAATGAAATCATTATTACGAAAAAAATATCATAATGAAAAAAAATATAAAATAGAAAGAAATTTAAAACAACCTTTAAAAGAATTAGTAATCTCAAACTCAATCTTAGTTGATGATTTGTTTTATGAAAAATATTTGATTGATTCATTTAGTTTAATCAAAGAGGAAACCGACAAAGAGTTTAGCATTATTATACCAACATACAAAAATGTTCAATATATTGATAAATGTTTAGAGTCAATCACAAAATCAATCGGAAATATAAATTGTGAGGTATTAATAGGAATTGACGCATGTGAAGAAACATTAACCCATTTAAAATATAAAATATTTGACAATAGATTTAGTGTTTTTTATTTTAAAAATCATGCTGGTCCTTATATAATCAAAAATACATTATCCAAAATAGCAAATTCAAATATCATTTTATTTTTTGATTCTGATGATATTATGTGTGAAAATATGATAGAAGAAATAATATCAAAACAAAAAGATTTTGATGTTGTTAGACTAATGTATTTTAACTTTAAAAATGAATATGAAATAGAGGGAAAAAATACTAAAAAAACTAGTAATTTTGGTGATGGTGTTTTCTCAATTAAAAAGGATGTTTTTTTATCAATGAATGGTTTTGAGGGGTGGGTATGTGAAGCCGATACTGATTTTATGAGTAGATTATATAAAAACAATCGTAAAATAGCCTTAACATCTGACGTGGTATTTTTCAGAAGAGTTCATAAAAATAGTCTAACACAAAGAAAAGATACTGGAATTGGTTCATCAAAAAGGTCAAGTTACAATTCAATCAGTAGAAATAGAAAACATTTCGGCCCACTACCAGTACTAACTACAGGTTCATACTACGAAGTTTATGTTCAAAAAACTAATGATGAATTTAATGAACAAGTTAGAATAAAAATTGAACAAAATAAAGAAATTGTAAAATTACTAACAGAAAGGGTTAAAAAACATACTACTAATATTAATTATGATTTTCTAAATCACGTAATAAATAAAAAAGAAGTTTATAATCCTAACACGAGTAAAAGACCAATACGTGAAAATATACCTGTGAATAGAAATGATATGTTTGAAGTTAAAAAGGGGTCATTAGCCGATATTTCTTTACGTTTGAGTAATCAAAAACCAAAAAGAAGGACTGATAATACATCACCCAACCCAAGAAATAAAAAAGGAGGGTCATACTATTTGTAATTTCAATTT